GCGTTATCGTAAGAGCTTTGTTATCGCCGAGAAACAAAACATTCTGATATACACTCTCGGGAGAGAGTTTCGCTTTAACGAAAAGCTCTGAGAGATTTCCAAGAGTGATGACTTTGGGAAAATCTAACCTCATTGCGGTAGGCACAAGATTAAGCGAGCCTGTCTGCTGAGCCTCTTCTATCACTTCTCGGCAATCACTCGCAGCCTCATTTGCAGCATTAGTGGCGGTGTTCGCATTATTGGTTGCAGTCTGAGCCGCCTGTATAGCTTTGTTAGCATTTGAGGTTGCTATATCGGCTGTTTGTGCAGATTTATCGGCAGCAGTAGATGATGCCAATGCTTTACTCGCAGCCTCATTTGCAGCGGTAGTGGCGGTATTCGTGGAGGATATAAGACTATTGATTTTAGTCTGAATATACTCAAGCGATACCTTCACGCTCTTATTAAGAGCGTTCACGCCGATAGTCCATAATCCTTTGAAGTCGGTACTCTCAGGAAGTTCTGATATTTTCTTCTTTATTGCCATATCGTGATATTTTTAGATTATACTCTTAATATGATTTGTGCCTCGTCTTCTTCTGTAAGGACAATCTCATTATCCTCGGTTGCAAGAATGATATAGTTTGCCTCTGGTCTGCTACTCGTGAAGCGTAGAGTAACCGTAAACTCACACCAAACATTGCCATTCCTGAGAATATCGAATTTCGTAACACTATTACTCTTATAATAGCAATCGAAATCCTCCAATGTGGTATCTTTATAGAAATTGCGAAGTTCAGGTTTCAATAAGACGGTAAAGAATGAATACCATCGCCGCCAAAAGTCCTCAATTCCCTGTGCGTGTATGAATAATTTTACAGCGACATCCTTAGCCTTATAAAATACATTCTCATCATCATATTTCAGTCCGGGTATGTTCTTCGCTTTAATAGCGAGGTTCTCACGAACATTCGGAGCTTTCTGTATCGCATCTTCCGTCCCCTCGATTACATAAACCCCAAATCGGGAGAAGTCAATATCATCAAGCATATACCCCTCTTGCTTGAATTTCTCAGGTGCTTTTTCAAACGGAGCATCTACAAGAGGATAGTTATATTCGGTTGGCTCAAATTCTGAGTTCTCATTAGGAATATAGGGAGGGAAATCATCTGCGAAGTTGATAGTTACCTTTCCTAAACTCTTGAATGATGATAGACTCGGATTGCTTACAAGTCGCAGCTTATATGACTTTTTAAGTTCTGAGAACTGAAATATATGATACGCTTTATCAGATATTAGCTCATATAAATCTCCTGCACCGAGTATATCGGTAAGGCAGAACTGTATTCCGAAAGTCTTACTATCAAGCATAGGCTCTATGAGGTCAGGCTCTTCTCCATCATACTCGTCCCATTCGGTAGTAGTTATGCTTTTGAAGCTCGGCATTTGTATCAAAGCCTTATATCCCCACCTCTCAACGAATACTCCGTATTCCTCGAAAGCATCTTTACCGTCTATATAGAGTTTCCCTTTCATAATACTTTGGCTTTATCTTGAATTATGAGAGATACATTAGAAGTCTTATCTTTCTCGATATTGACGACAGAGAACCCCGAAGCAATGACCGTAGCCTTTGCACCGTGCATCAAAATCAATCGATTTGCAGCAGTCTGAGAGTAATTCAATGTAGCGGAGGTATCTCCAACAAGAAAAACTCGATGATTATCAGAGAGAGTAATCTCGCCCTTATCAATGAATACACCGAATTGCTCAGGATTATACTTCTTGAACTTGCGGAATGTCTCGATATTGGGAAATCCGAATGTAGTCAAGAACTCTGCACCCCTCGCAGAAAACATCAACTTTATCATATCTTCGAGAGACTCCTCGCCTGTGAACATCTTGCACTCACAGAGCTTGCGAGCATAGGCAAATTCGAGGCTCTCTTCTTTCTGCTTTTGAGCCTCGTCTTTTGCTATCTGCCATTGTTTTTGAGCTTCCTTTATCTCTTTCATCGCCTTAGGTCTTTATATATATTCCTTTGGTCTCGATATTATCGAGCGAACTCTTCATATTCTTTACATCGTTACTCATCTTATCGAGTTTATCGTTTGTCTCTTTGGTATTCTTCTCGATGCCTGTAACCTTTTCGAGAATAGCATTACCAGTACGATTGAGTTCTGTTACTCCCTGAACGAGCGAGTAGGTATGCCCCTGAATTGTCGTAACACGAGCATTATTCTCATCGACACTCTCCTGAGATGCAGTCGCAATACCTTTCTGTACCGCCTCACGCTCCGCATCGCCTCCAAACCACTCTTTAACATTGTCGGGGAGGCTATTCCATATTTCTTGAAATCCCTCTCCAACAGCATTCAAATCATTTGAAAAACCCGTCATCGAGTCGAGAACTACATCTATACCCTTGAAGTTTCCATCTTCTCCAAACCATTTCTTTTTGTATTTATCGAAGATTTGACCGAGAGGCTCTTCAAGGAACTTGGTAATGAGCATACGCTTCGTTACATCGGCGATAATCTCATTAACCTTATCTCTCCACGCCTCCATAGCATCCTCGCCCTTAGCAGCTGCCTCTACGAAAGCATTGCCGAGTTCGGTTGCTAAGTCCTCAGATGTGAAGCCGATAATCTCTTCAAGCATCTCGTTGATGATAGCTGCCATTTCTGCCGAGAGTTCGGCGATTTGACGCTCCCATTCCTCAATCTTTCCGTGGTCGGTCTTCTTCTTATCCTCCTCGGCGTTTATCTGCTTCTGCAACAATATCTGTTGCTCGGCAAGATTTTCAAGCTGCTTGCGAGACTCTTTATACTTATCCTCTCCGAGAGCCTTATCGGCGGTATATCCGACTGAAGCATAAGCATCAGCAATCTTTTCAATAGACTTCTGATATATCTCTGACGAGTAAACCAACTGAGCGAAATATCTCGTCCATTGATTGGTTTTCTGCTGAGTGGTCAGATGTAAATCAAGAACTTCCTTAGTAGTATCGGCGTAGATATTCTTCAAACGCTCAACTGCATCGCCGACCTTATTCTGCAATCTGACTGCCTCTGCATTATCGAGTTCCCATTGCAGTTGGTCGATGCGGCGTTGTAAGTTCTCAATCTCTTTCTGCTTATCATCATCATTATTGAAGAGATTAGCAATAGCGGTGGCCACCTGTAAGGCGGCTGAAATAACTGCAAGGATAACCGATGCTTTCTCAATGGTCGAAATGGCGGTTGCACCTGTCGCTGCTGCTGCGGTTGCACCCTGAGCAGTTGCAGCAACGGTACTTTCTACTCCCTGAGCGACACCCTTTCCGACATCTCCGATAGCAGAGATAACATCAGAGGTCGCCCCCATAATATCATCGATAAAATCCATTGCCTTGCCGATACCGTCTGCAATATCATCAGAGAATACAGCAGCAAGGTTCTTAGCTTTATCGCCCAATCCTGTAACTACTCCTGTGCAAGATTTGAGGTCAGTTGCGAAACGCTTATAAGCAACAGTGATATTATTGCGAGCGGTGAGGGTTCTCTGCTCTGCTTTCTGTTCTTTATCGGTAGCGGCATTGAGGTCGCTCTTCGCTTTTCGTGTTGCCTCGATGGCATCGATATACTCCTGAGAACTTTCTGCGAGAGTTCCATTATCGACCTGAGCTTGCAATTCCTGCTCACGAGCGAGAGCCTCATTATAGGTCTGCTTAGCAAGAGTCAGCTCATCCTGAGCGGTCTTCCACTCTGTCATAGCATTTACAAACTCGGTCTTTGATGTAGAAATATCATTGAGCGACTTATGGAAAGCGGCAAAAGGATTACGAGAGGCGATTTCATTTTCAAGTTTTGAAATAGCCTCCTGATAATCTTTAATCTCTGTTACGCTCATTGAGCCTTTGGTTCGGTCAAACTCAGCCTGTATCTTTTGGAGATTATACTGCAAGCTCTGTAATGACTGATTGCCGAGGTCGCCAAAGACACTATCCCAATTTATCGATGCTTTGAAATTCTCAAAATCCAAAGCAGATAATTCAGCCTCCATTTGATTTAGAGCTTCATTGCGAAACTCCTCAGGAATAGAGTTGATGATATTAGTCCACTTTCTCAGTATAACCTCACTCTTCTGCTCTGCTGTGCCGAATTGCTCAATCCAATCGTCTGTATATTGCTGACGAACCTCAGCCATTTGTCGCTCTCCCTGTTCGGTATATGCGTTCAGGACACGATAGAACTCTTCGGCAACTTTCGGGTCGCCGAGTAATTCCTTGACATAGTCATCAGTAGTCATCTTGCCTCGCTTGGATTGTTCCCAACCCTCCTCGGTTGCACCCTCCTGAGCCATATAATAATCTTTGAAAGCCTGTTTACGAACATCGGCAAGGTCTCGAAGTTGCTGCTTCCAAGCTTCTTTCTTGCGATGCGTAGCATAGGCTATATCGTTAAGCTCACGAGTAAGACCATCTCCTGCAATCTCGATTTGATACTCTGTAATCTCCTCATTTGCATCTTTCAGAAAGCGTTTCATTGCCTCTTTCCAATCATTGACAGCCTCTCTCTCTGCTCGTGCGGCTTTCTTCGGGTCGAAAGTCGGAGTAGTAGATGTAGGTTTATTTGTCTTCGGGTCGATATGGAAATTTAGGTCATTATCCTCTTTGAAATCAAGTATCTGTTGTTGTAAAGTCTTATACTGACTCTCCCATTTATTAACCTCAGCCTGAGCTTCTGATATAGCCTCACTGCGAGCCTTTTGGTCTCCTTTCTTAGTTCGATACCAACGGTCAAACTCGCCTTTCTCTGCTTTATCTTTTACCTCTAAAAGATTTACATAAGCCTCGGTATATTTATTGAGGATAGCTTGTGCCTTAGCTTCGAGCATCAGAACCTGACAATATGCCTTGCCTTTCTGTTGGAGCTGTACTTTCCATTCGGCAAGAGTTGAGCAATATCCCATTTGCTCGCCATATTTAGAGTTAAGTTCATCAACAAGATGCTTTTCCTGCTCTGATGTACCGTTGAAATCTTCAATCTTACGAGTGTAATCCTCAATCTCGACAGATGCTTTGAGATATGCCTTGCGAGACTCTTCCAATAGCTCCTGTTGCTCCTCTAACTCTTTATCAGCTTCGTTGGCTTTTCCGATAAAATGAGATACCACACCGATAATAGCACCGATAGCGGCAGCAATCCAACCGAATACAGGGATAGATTTAATCGCTGCACCAACCATTCGGAATGCTCCTGCAAGACCGATATTTGCGGCTGTTCCTGCTACTGCTGCACCTGTATTAGCGACCTGTCCTGCGGTATTCGCACCCTGAGCCACAGTCCCTGCTGCCGTTGCTGCATTATTGGCGGTCTGAGCCGCTGTATCAGCCTGAGTCGCTGCGGTATTCGCTAATTGAGCAGCGGTATTAGCGGCTGTGGCTGTTGCCTCTGCCGCTTGCTCTCCTGCCCCGATAGCAAGGAGTTTATTCCACCACTCTTTAAGACCATTGAGGGTAACGAGAGTGAAAGCAGAGTCTTTATTCAAGGTCTGCTGTACTTGCTGCAATCCCATCGTGATAGACATAAGAGATTGCACTTTGAGCATAATTTTCTGCAAATCCTCATTCTCTCCTGCGAAAAGAGCAATAGTACCCTGAGCGGCTGCAAAAGCTCCCGATACGCCTGTAAGACCTGATATGAGACCCTGCATACCTCTTTGGTCGTGAGCGAGTATATTTGCCTGAGTGGTAGCATCCGCCCAAGCGTCGGTAAGAGTTGCAGCTTCGGCTCTCATCGCCTCATATTGAGCAGTACCACGCTGTCCTGCCGCTTCCATAGCGACAAGCTCCTCTCTGAGCTGACGGAGTCGGGTTCTGATAGATACCTGAGCGGTTTCATTCTTTTTCGTAGTCTCGGTATTCTTCTCTATCTTCGATGCGTTCTGCTCTAATACATCAGATTGATTACGAAGTTCTGAAAGGAGTTTCTTTCGGGTGTTGATTTCCTTTTTAAGCAAAGCCTCTTTTTGGCGAAGAGCATTGTATTCTGCATCATTCCCCGAATTGAAAGCCCTACCCATAGCATTATGAATTTCATAATACTCTTTTTCGAGATTTTCGAGGTCAGTCTCGTGCTTCATACAAGCCGCACCAATCTCGCCGAGCTTCTGTCGCATCTGCTCGGCTGACATTGCACCCTCATTCATAGCGAGAGCCTCAGCTTTTAATCGCTGCTCAGTCTGCAAAAGAGCATCGGCGGTTCGTCCTGCCTCTTCGATTACTTGCTGACGAACTGCGATAACCTCTTCTATTGCTTGTTTTTCTTGCTTTATAGCCTCGATTTGCCCTGCATCGGCATTATTACTCATCGCCTCTTTTTCAACCTCAGAGAGACGCTTATATTCATTTTCGAGTTCTCGAATAGCAGCACCGTTAGCATCGACAACTCGGTCTATTTCATCATAGGCTGTTTGAATGGTAGATAAAGACTCTGCGGCATTGGAGACAATATCGATATTAAGTGTAGGGATATTCTGCAAAGCTTGAATAATCTTCGAGCTTTCGGCTTCTACCGATGAACCGAGATTACTAACCTTTGACTCCATAGCGGACATACCCTCATCAAATCCTGTGAGGTCTATCGCTGTTCCAAAACTTAAAGTACCGTCATCTTGTTTCATACTCTTACTACCTCTTCGTCTTCAAAATTGAATTTGTTATAATTATCGGGATTGTTGGCATCCTTACTATCGTCATAGAGAGGTCTATCCTCGCTATCATCTTTGTCGCCCGGCATCGGCATCGCCCTGCTGAATAAATGAGCATTTGCAAAGCTTATATCATACAGAGCATATTCCTTTGTTACATTAAAGGTCTTAGCTACGCCAAGAACGGTTGCCCAGATACTATCGTTTAATCCACCACTTCCTTTGTTGGTTTGAGAATGTTTGCCTCGCTTAGGGAAGTGGTAATACCGAAAAAATCCTTTATCTCCAATGTATTTAAGCGTTTAACGACTACATCAAATAATACAGAGGGTCGCATATTTTCGAGTATAATCTTCGTTAATTCTGCTTTCTTATCAACCTCTACCTGATACCTCACTTCCTTTTTCCAAAGACCGAAAAACCTCTTTTTAATCATCGTGCGAGTCTGAGTCTCTTTGAGGTTCTTTGCTCCCAAAATGAGTACTGCGGCAATCTCGCCAAGAGGCTTGAAGAAGCGAGCGTGATGCAATACCGAGTAGGTAATCTTCTCTTTCGGCACAATCTCCACCACAGGGAGAGTTGAGATGAGTTCTGATACAATGATAAGTGTAGCAATAGAGGGAGGAGCAATCTTATAAACTTCTCCCTCTATCTCGATGCTTCCAATCTCTTTTTCGAGGATAGTAGAAGCGACCTTTTGTTCGATAGTCATATCCATAACGAATAAATATATTTAGTTGCGAGGGAGGGACTCGAACCCCCGACCTTTGGGATATGAACCCAACGAGCTACCACTGCTCCACCTCACGATATACGGTTTTCTCCTCCCAAACCGTAAAAGGGTGTCTATTCCACTCGTCAATCCTTGTAGGATATTAGGTTGTCGCCCAATCGGTCTGCTTAACTCGGAACTTCTTGTAAAGTTCTCCATCTTCGCAAGCAAGGATTTTGAAAGTCAAGTCCACATAAGAACCCTCTTCCTCCGAACTGCCAGGACGGAACTTTACGCTCGTTCTACGAGCCTTGATACCGATTGCTCCGATATTCTTAGGAGTCAGTTTTACAGAGAACTCGCCGCTAACGACATTAGTCTTTACGGTAAGCTCATCGCCCTCCTGAGAAGTGACTGCACCTGTAAACATAGCCTCCTTATCGAAGTCCATTTCCTTGACACGAGTAGTGATAGTTACGGTAGGTTCGCCCTCCTCCTCAGCTATCACGATACCGCCTGTTGCAGTGGCGGTCAAAGTCTCTCCGTCTTCGGTTGCAAGGGTAGTCGATTTATCGTTGATAGTTCCGATACTGGTCAGGCTATCAGCCATAGCATCGTTCTCGCCTGTCTTACCGACCTCGATTTTACACTTCGACCACGACATTACGATTTTCTTTGCCATAATCTTGTTGATTTATACGGTTATACGATTAAACTTAATTCTTGCATAAATGAAATGCTGCTCTATCTCCTCATTACGCATTGTGGTAGGCGTAACATCGGTCATAAGCCAATACTCGGTATCTCCTGCATTATTGACAAAATCAAGAATAAGCTCCTCTAACTCTCCGATACGGTTCATATCCTTTACCATACGACCGTCTGAGTATGGAATATCAGGAACATACAGATTAAAGATTACCACTCCCGACTGCACTTGCTCATCAATCCCTGCAAGGAACTTGATAACCAAATCCTCAGTATTAGCATCGACTGGTCTCATTCCTGAACGGTATATACCGCCAAGAATAGCCTCACCGAGCCTACTCCCTTTGACGAAAGTAAAGAAATCTCTCTCTATCTGATTTTCTGTCTTTATTGCCATTATGCCAAATATCCTTTAAGTAGTTGATTTACGAGTTTCTCTGCTTCGAGTTCTGCCGATGTGAGTACATCTTTATGATGAACCGCCTCGACATAAGCTGCGTACTTCATTCCCGCACATACTATCAAGACCACTCCCCAAGGGAATTTCGCTTGTAGCTTTTGTAATAGAGCTTCTGCGGCAGGAGGACCGTCTGCACCATTCCCTTTTTTACCACTATACTGCTCAGGTACTCCATATTTCACAGGCTTTCCGTCATAGAGAACTACATAACCGATAGATGACCTCAGATTGCCAGTATCATCACCATAGCTTCCTCTCTCACGAGCTATTTTGACGCATTCCTCGCCTATTTGAGAAAGGCGAAATACGAGAAAATCGACAATATCTTTCATCTTAGCCTGTAACCCCTCTCTGAGCTTACGCATATCGGTTTTACTGACTATGACTCCTTTATATTTGCCGTGATGAGTAACCGTTTTTGCCATTCCGCTATACCATTATCTGAGTTCTCCCTACGGTAGTAAGAGGCTCGGCAGACAATACCGAGTACTCGCCGAGGCCTTCGCCTAACCTTTCAAGTTTGATACGATTATGAGGGAATTTTTCAAGCTCTATCAAGATGATAAATGATGCTTGTCGAAACTCTCCGTCTTCGTATTTTCCTTTTCGGGTATCTTTATTGGTCTTGATTGAGCAAGGTATCGCCTCGCTCCAAGAGGTCTGAGCCTTGATAGGCTCGCCGAACTCATTAAGACCTCCCTCGGTTGTTATCTGATATTGTAATGTGCCGTTTGTCCTCATATTACCATAGATTACTACCGTCCTCAATTATTCGCATATCATCAGATAAGATTTCCTCAGCATCAAGACCATAGATACCGCAGTAATACCTGATACTCTCTTTGATTGCATCTTCCGAACGGACAGAGACCGAAACGCCATTCTCTGAACGACTACTTTCGATATATCCTTTAACCAAGCTGACAGCTACCCGAAAGAGGTTTGCATCTTTCGGAGTAGCCTCAGCCTTTGGGTCGATACCCTCATTGAAAAGCATCAGCTCGATAGTTGCGTTATCGGGATAGAATGTGCTTGCTATTGCATTGCACATACTTCTTAATGCTTTCAGATTGTCCATACCGATTACTGCTGCGTTTTGAGGGTGTAAATTCCGTTCATCTCGGTAATCACAGGAAGAGCGAGAACCTCAGCCTTAGTGAACTCAACGCCATTAGAACCCTGAGTTTCGCCAACGCCCCACTGAGATACACGAATACGACCGTAGTTAGAGTAAGCAACACCATTCTCAGGCTTAATCTCATTGTTCGCCCAAGCGTTCTTAACAACGCCGAGCTTACCGTCAGGAATAAATACCATATTCTTGGCGTTCCAAGGAGAATAAGGAGTACGGTTCTTGCCATTCTGAATACGAACCTGTCTGCGGATAGTCTCGAAGATAGGGAAGTTGTTTTCCTGCATATACTCATTGAGGTCTTTCAACTGAACAATCTTAGAAGATTTATCAGTACCCCAAATCATCTGCTTAATCTTCTTGCTTCGGCACATATACGAGATAAGGCTCGGAGCGCAGAGGATTTTGCCGAATACAGCCTTATCCTGAGCTGCATCGATGATACCCTGAACATCCTCGAAACAATCTACCGTAGCGATATTATCGTCCGTCCAAGCGGTCTTAGATGAAGCGATATTCTCCGCAGGCTGATTGAAGTCGATTACGCCACGAACACCGCCCTCAGGGTTGATGGTATCGTCAAGCTCCACCTTACCCTCGTTAGAGAGAGGACGGAGGAAGAGAATATCAAGCTTTGCGAGGACAGAGCTAACGGTGGTCTGCACATTGCCCCACATCAAATTCACGAGCTGCTGAGTCTTGACCTTATCAGGCAAAGACTTACTATCGAGGATTTGCAAAATCTTGCGATAATCCTGAATAGTCATAGGCAGAGTGATTGCGTGGTTCAAGATACGCTCCTTAACCGTTTCGAGACCCTCAGTACCGAGGATAGCCTCTTTCGAGTTATCGCCGATAGTAGGAGCGGCTACCGTGATATTGTACTGTCCGATGAGTTCCTCGAAGTCGAGACCGATAGTCGGTACATCCCAATCAAGGAAACGCTCGAAGATTACATTATCGAAGAGCTTTTTGTTAAGCTCCGAAGCCGCATCAAAGCGAACCTGAACATTCTTTGTCAAGTCGCCGAAAATTGAGCTATAAAGTAATTCAGCCATAGCGTTTACTGCTTAATGAACAAAATGTTCGGGTTAGACTTGAGGCAAACGCCATTCTTCCACTCATCGAGAATAGGGCAGCTCAGACTCGGATAGAGAACTACCGCCTCGTAAGCTGCATCGATAGTAGGAAGACCTTTGCCATTAAACTCTTTCACTGCACCGACAACCATATTAGGCTCGTATTTTGCAGAAGCCTTACCCTCTTCTACTGCCTCAGACTCTACGACAATATCATCTGCTGCAAGACCTGTGTAGGCAGCCGACAGAGTGATTACATCGTAGTCCGCATTCGTGGTGTCGATTGATTTGATGGTAGGAGTCGAAGCACCGTCTCCATTCTTGGTTACTACATCGCCGACAGCGAAGAGATGACCTTTCGCTACTCGGAATGCGGTAGTAGTGCCTCCTGCAAGAACCTTAGCGGTCTTACATACAGCTGCACTCATCGCAGCGAAATCAACGAAGATAGGAGTACCTCGATGCAAGACCGTCTCAATAGGGAAACTCTGCACAGGCTTGAAACCGCCAGGCAAAATCTTACACTCTCCACGCCAAATTTCGGGAGTGTGTCCCTTGACTGCTGTTTTCTTGAAATCAATAGCCATTTTACAATCTGTTTTTGAGGTTAAAAAATAGGAGCTTACTTGTTAGGCAGGCTCTCAGCCCAAGACTTTGCAGCCTCTTTCATAGCTGCCTCGGTAGTGCCTGTTTCGTGCGCTTGCTCCTTAGGCACGAGATTGTTGTTGACTAATTCCTGCTTGTAGTCCGCAAGTTCTTTGTCGATGTCTGCATCCTCAGCGAATGAGACTCTCTTCATCAGATACTCAGGAATACCGAGCTTCTTAGCCTTTGCAGCGATTTCAGCATCACGAGTGGTCTTTACTTTCTCAGCTTTCAAAGCATCATTCTCGTCCTGCAATGCCTGTAATCGGCTATCGTAAGACTTCATCTGCTTTTTGAACCACTCAGGCACATCATCACCGCCATTGCCTCCCTCATCATCGCCCTCTTCATTAGATTGCGTTTTGACTGATTTAGGCTTTTGACCACGAGTCTTTCTTGTGATTTCCGCTTGCATAGATTTAGCGAAAGGCACAAGCAAATCCACTTTTGCGTTGATGTCTTCGTCAGAGGCATCATCGGCAAGACCCTCAGAACCGAGTTCGCTCAGCTCTTCGAGTGCCTTACTTGTTAATCCCATATCCTTGCATTTTTCGGATAAGAGCTTAATAAATTTCTTTTTCATTTTGCGATATATTTTTTAAGAGTGTGTACTATCTCCACGCAAAAGTAATAAGAATTTCTCGAAAGTGCCTATAAAGCACCAAGAATTTTGCAAAAAATTATTTATGTGGTAATCACACTGTTATAACATTAGTAGTCATTTTTTCCTAAATTTCAAGCACTTTTCTTGCGATTTTTGTTGCCTATAATCAAAATAGGCTATATCTTTGCAAGCATAAAACAGATACTTAATAGGTATTTCACTTAAAATAATAATAGATATGTTACAGCACGAATTTGAAGAAAGAGTTGGTTTTCAAGTACCAGAAGAGGAATTTAACAAAATCAATGCGATGTATCTTGATGCAGGTCAAAATATCGATAAAGATGTATTCTGCAAAGACTATAAAAAGCATTGTGATAGCCTCCTCCTCAAAATCTTCTATATTCAGAGTTGCAACCTGAGAGAAGAGTTAGAGGATTACTTTGAAATGGTCGAGTTTCTTATCGGCAAATCGAGAGCTTATGATGATACCGATTTCCGTCGCAAGGCAGTAAAGCTCGTGGGAGAGAGAAAAGTCGTCTTGACCACAATGGAGATGGGTCTCCCTCTTTGGGAAGAGGATATGAAGTTTATCAAAGAGAATTTAAGATAATAATCAGGGGAGGGCAACCTCCCCACAAATCAACGCAACTATGAAAGAGTATTCAATTTACATCAAAGATGCACATAATTGTGATGCAGAGTTTGACCTCGATACAGAGGCTGTAATCGCCGAATTTGAAGCTAACGGCTTCAAGGTAACAGAAGAGGCTATCGCTCATAACTTCAATGCTTGGTTGGGCGATTATAAGAGCGGCTATCGAGACGAAGAAAACGGTTATTTCCTATTCACTCCTTGCGGTTGTAATCAACTGAGATTTGAAGCAATGGAATTGATAGACGGAGCAGATTATCAAACAACTTATATAGCTTAAACTATGACAAGAGTAACATTCTTTCTAAATGGCGAGGAGGTCGCCTTTGTAGAGGTTTATCCCTCTCAGTTCGACAGGTTCATTATCATTATGTCGAGACTATGCAAATATGCGGCTCATTTCGGCTATAACATTCAATACTCATACGAGAAAAAAAGTAAATAACTTATAAAAATTCAGAGATATGGAAACAACAATGGAAAACAAATTCTTCGATTTCGAGAAAGCAAAGGTTCAGGTTCTTACTCTTGACCAGTTAGAGAGAACCCATAAGGAAAATGATGTGTACGGAAATCCTCTCAGAGGTATCTATCACTACTCTTTGTTACAAGAGATTATTCAGATGTGTAATGAGCAGAACTACAATGTAAAGGTTTATGACCTCTTCGCAGCTCAGAATAAAGACCGCAATACTCCAGGTGTGGTCTTACTCCCTCAGGTTGAAGCTCAGTTCGGAGAAAGAGCTGTTGAAGCTCATATACTCCGCAGAGTCTTTGCAAATATCCGCATTACCGATTTCGATGATGAAGAGAATACAACCAATCTCGCAGTCGCATTTCATCAGAAAGGAATACAGGTCGGTTTCGGCGATATGGTCAAGATTTGCCATAATCAATGCTTGTTATCTCCTGATAAGTATATCGCTACTTATTCAGATAAGGGAACAGGGCGAGGCAATGGAGTGAGTATTCCTGAGCTTCTCGATACGGTCAAATCGTGGTTACTTGATGCTCGTCATATCATCGTAACCGAGCGTGAGAAAATCGAGAAGATGAAGCAAATCGAGGTATCGGCTCAGCAGATGTTTACTCTTATCGGTATGCTGACAGCTCTTCGTGTGAAATGTGATACTCATATCACGGAAATCAAAGAGAACCGAGTATATCCGCTTAATCAGGCTCAAATCTCACGCCTCACAGAAGATATGATGTATCGCTATTATCAGAATAACCGAGTATCGGTTTGGGATTTGTATAACGGAGCAACAGAACTCTACAAGGCTAATGCTATGGATATTCCTGCACTCTTGCCTCAGAACCGAGCTTTTGTGCAATTTTTGGACGAACAATTTGGTATAATTTAGCTATGAGAGTTTGTAGTATATGCGGAAAGGAACTTCCTTTGAGTTCCTTTCACCGCTCAAAAAGTCAGCCTCTCGGATATGCTTATAGATGCAAAAAATGTATTTACGCATTATCTCGAAAGAATAGTATTGTTCAGGATTTGCCTAATGAAGAGTGGAGAACTATTGGGGTTGATAATAATTTTATGGTGTCTAATTTCGGTCGTATAAAGAGAATAAAAACACAATCGGGTAATGATACAGAGAAATTGTTAATCGCCTCAAAAATCAGCGATAGAAATCCTTATCAAAAGATTTCATTAAGCGGAAAGATATTCTACATACATCGTCTTGTAGCCGATGCTTTTATCCCCAATCCTTATAATTTACCTCAGGTTAATCATAAAGACGGAAATAAAGCAAACAATATCGCTGATAATCTTGAATGGGTAAATCGAAGCGAAAATGCGTTGCACGCATATAGAGAACTTCGCATTATTCCAAGCGGAATAGGGAAATATGGAGAAAACGCAAATAGGCATCGAGCTATACTCGTATATTCTTTGAATAATGAGTTTATATGTAGATACGGAAGTATATCGGACGCATCAAGGGCAATGAATATAGATACAGGCTCTATTACACGATGTGCGAAAGGCGAATATAAAAGCACTCACGGTTTTATTTTCAAATATGAATGATTATGGGAAATACTACTTACGAATACTGCCCTCATTGCGAGACAGAGGTTGAGCTGAAAGCTGAATTAAATGTGCAGAAATGCCCGAATTGCGGAATGTATATTGTCGCCTGTTCTATGTGTGATGAATGTATATCTCCTTGCAAACTTGAAGATGAAGCAAAAAAACTCAATACTCAAAATGCAAGTAATCAGGCTTCGGATAAAAAGAACTACACTGTCAATATCACGATGCACCTCTTTCGTATGGTCGAAATTGAGGCTGCAAGTGAAGCAGATGCAATACGATTGGCTCGTGCAATGGTTCATAGTGAGGAGATTGCTTTTGATGCCAATTCTGATTGTGCAGGAATAGATGTCAATATCGATAAATAACTTATAATATGGGAGAACTTAGATTGAAATTTAGGGGCATAGATAACTTTAATCGCCCTGTATTCGTTGAAGAGGGTACTCGTAATCATTATGGAGATACCAATCATCTATTTGATTATAATTCGAGTAAGGAGTATGTAATCGGATTTTATGAACGCCGAGGATTATCCCTTAATAGATGCCTAACATATTTTGGTGGCCACTTCAATTGCGAGCCTATGGGTACACCTCTGAACGATGATGTAAATATCATCATCGTTGATTAAACACTCATTCCTGCGATTTCTGCATTTCAGGCGATAAAATCCTCATTCTTTACCTGAAAGCGTGGCAAATCGCAGGAAAAGCGGTAATTTTCCTGCGTAAAATGGAAAGTAATAAAATAATTCATCTATCTTTCAAAGAACCATTCGAGGGAAAGACTGACCTATACTTCGGCTCTTTGAAAGCAATCTACGACCAAGTTCCTCAGGATAAGGTCGGCATCGCCTATAAATCGCTAACCAATGCGATACGAGGTAAAGAGATATACGAAAATAAGAAAGTCATTATCCGCACAGGTCAGGTGCAGAGAAAGACGAGAACTTCAAAAAAGGAGGAAATATGATAGGAGCAATCATCGGAGATATTGTCGGTTCTCGGTTCGAGTTTAATAATACCAATAGACTCGATTTCGAGTTATTCACGCCTGAGTGCAGCTTTACAGATGATACAATATGCACAATAGCGATAGCAGATGCTATACTCAAAGGAGAAGATTATAAGACCTCTCTATTGAGATGGTGCAGAAAATATCCAACTCCGATGGGTGCTTATGGTGGTTCTTTCGCTCGTTGGATATTTTCATCAGACCCTCAGCCTTACGATAGCTTCGGTAATGGTTCTGCAATGAGAGTCAGTCCTATTGCGTGGGCGTTTGATAGTATAGAGGAAGTCACTTTACAAGCCGAGAACACAGCTCTCCCTACACATAATCACCCTGAGGGCATAAAAGGTGCAGTTGCAACTGCATTAGCGATATTATATGCTCGTAGGTTCGGCAAAGAGTCTATGCTTATAGCGATGACGGAGTATTATCCTCAGTGGGTAGAGCCTCTTCTCGGAATAAATCGTTTCGATGAAACTTGCCAAGGAACTCTACCTGTATGCTTAGGCATCGTCAATAAAGCTCGGAACTTTGAAGAGGCGATAAGGTATGCAGTTGCAGTCGGTGGAGATAGCGATACAATCAGTGCGATTGTCGGCAGTATTGCAGAGGGATTATATGAGATACCCTCTCATATCTATAAAACAGCTTTGAGCTATCTTCCAAAGGAAATGATAGAGGTATTATATCGGTTTGATAGAAAATATCGTTTCTTTACAGGGTATCAAGATTATTTATTATCACTTTTATAGACTATGAAAGAGAGAGATTTAATACATCACTGCCGATATTATAGAGGCGAAAGGGATAATCCATATCAGGACGATAATAAGGCGATGTTATGGATGTATGAAAAGGATTGGTTACTTTCAATGCTGAAAGGATATAACGACAGAGATAAACCCTCAATTCTTGACTCATATCTAAATGAGTATAGTCTTGCAGGATTATCGCAGTTCGAGGCTCAGGACTCAATCCCTGTAACATTGAAAGCTCTTCTATTCAACCGATATGCAAAGCAATCACATTCATTGATAAGTGCCGCTGAGGGGTTCAAAGAGTTTTATAAGAAGTATTATAAAAACGAAGAGGTCGGGTAAATCCTGACCTCTTTTGCTTTATCGGAGCTGACCTATCATTTGCAGATAGATGTTTCTTCCGTCCACTTTTATAACCTTAAATCGGCTACCTCGCTGACCTATCCATTCAAACTCGCTATTGATAGACTCTTTTGATTTTCCATCCCAAAGCTCGCCATCGTGATAAAACCTGAGATTATCAGTATAGTGCGAGAAAGGTTCTGCAAAAGCTCCTCTCGCACCCTTAGGCACGAGTATAATCATATTTATATCATCGTGAAATCCTTTACTTCTATGACAAGCAGTAGAGAGGAAAGCACCGTCAGTAAATGTATCTCCGACTGATACACCGCTTAAATCTTTTCTAAGTTCTGGGATATAGAAATTGCCTGTTCCTCGTCTTACAACCATATCCTTTGCAGTCTTAAATTTATTGAGAGCCGATGTGAGAATAGGCATATCGTGGTCATATTCGTTTTGGGTTCGACCTCCATAATAGGATAAACCTCTCAAAGGCTCATTCAGATATGAATAAGACTGAGTATATTTCGTGAGAACAACTTTCTCTTCATCGGTAAGAGTCGCCCAAACCGCCTCTGTAAGCGGTCTGAGACTATCATCCATTGCATCTACGGAATTGTTATCATAATCTTTCAGAAGCTTATCAATTGTCTTCTTATTCATCTCAGAGAATACGACTGCGCCTTTCTTTGCATCTCTACGAGCCTGTTCTGCGAGTCTCTTCTGATGCTCATTGACTGCGAGTTGTGCTTTTTGCTGAATGATTACAATATCATCTCCATTTGCAACCGCCGCCTGTGCATCGGCAAGGAACTTAGCCACATTGAGCGATTTCGGGTGTGCATCAGACCATTTCTTAACGATTTCGAGGTCTGCGATAATCGGTTTGATAGCAATCTTATAATTGACCGCATCAAGCTGTTTCATATATGCAGCCTGTGAGACTTTCCAAGTCGGGTACTGAGTATGAGGTTTAAGGTATGTTGGGTCTTCAACATACTTAATCTCTTTGGCGAGCTGTTTCTTTTGCTCTTCGAGGGTAAGACCTGAGAACTTGGCGAGTTTTGCTTCTACTGAGTCATATACCTTTTGAAGTTCTGCAAGTGTGAAAGTCTTATGCCATTTATGAGCATCAGGAATGAGAGCCGACAAAGCTTTCTCTTCTTTCTTCATTGTCGAGATTTGAGCCGCCACCACCTTAACTACGGTCTGCATACCTGATAAATCTCCGTCATCGCTATACTTTTGCAGAAGCGAATAATCAACCTCGCCATAATCCTGAGCCACTTTGAGAACATTGTTTGCGGTCTTCTTGATAAGCTCGTGTTTCTTCTTTCTCTCATTCCAACGGTTCTGTATAGCATCAATCTACTCAGGTGTTCGTGCAGCGTGGCGTATAGCCGCTTTTTCTGCGATTGTAAGAGATTTCTCGGTCGGGTTGAGTATCTCATCTATCACAGCAGAGTTATTGCGAATAAAATAAGGTTCTGTGCCTCTACTGCGAACATCGGCTATCTGGTCGGCGTGGTCTTTTACCCAACTCTTGAAAGTATCGGGGTAGGTTTTTATTTCTCGCCCTTGAACAAGTCTTTTTAATTCTGCTCGCCAATCTCCACCTTTAAGAGCAATATCCGTTAAATGAACCGTCTCCTCAGGAGGGATTGTAATAGGTGTATGGAAACAAAAACATTGAGGATGCCAACCATCAAAGACGAAATCGGAGGGATAATCACCCTGCAATTTATCGCAAATATCTTTCTTTGGGTGGCTCTTAGATAGCTGTATTCGCTGACCGAGGACAAAATCCATTTGCCGCCAACGCTCTGCATCAGAACGGCGATAGGCGATATTAGTCTCATTGCGAGTTACACGCATAGCGTTCTTGGCAGACGACTTATAAACGCCTGCGCCTGTCTTGTATGAGTCTCTATCGTAATCAATCCACTTATATTTGCCTGTTTTCTCGTCTCTGACTCGCTTTTTCCACTTCTTGCCATAAACAGGCTGCCCCTCTTCATTCTCGCCGATTTTATAGCGAAAACGGCGAAACATCAGGTCGGGGTCATTGAGATATTGACGCACCTTGCGAGACATTGAAGCGGCTGACTCTCCCTCGCCAATGGCAACGGTCATCGCAACCTCCATTTCTTCCCTGAGCTGCTTTACAGAGTTCCATACTCTCTGAGATAGATTGAGACCTTTCTCGGTACGAGAAATAAAAGCATCTCTCGCTCCCTCATTTCT